TAAGTATTTTATTTTAGCGACTACTGCCATGTTTACACATTATCCAAACTATTGGTAGATTGCCATCTACATGTAAATTAACTTTGCTGAATTTTTACCAATGAAGTCAAATAACAAACAATGGTTGCATATTTATTTTGCATATTAGCTATGTACATGGCAAAAATACTTCAAAAATATCACCATAAATACTAAGAATGGAGTTTTATAAATGGCAGACATTTTGTCGCAATTGGGTGGTATGGCAGTGCCTTTTACAGGCACACAGTCTCCTAATACCAGTAACAACAGCGATGCACAAGGTCGCAGAGTTCGTTTACGACCCAAGCCTGCTGCTGCAATGCAAGTATATGGGTCAAACGGATTGTTACAACCGTTGCGTAATACCAATGGCATGATATGGCCATACCAACCTACAATAACATGGTCGCAGGCTGTAAATTATAGTCCAATGGAATTGGTACATACTAACCAAGATATACAGGCATATGTAAACACACCATCTACAAAACTTCAAGTGTCTGGCGATTTTAGTATACAGAATCAGCAAGATGGTATATATGCAATTGCAGCTATACATTTTTTACGAACAGTAACAAAAATGCATTTTGGATCTAGCGACCCCAATGCAGGCGTCCCACCCCCTGTGCTATTATTCGATGCATACGGACAATATATGTTTAACCAATTGCCAGTTATTGTAACTAATTTTACAGTTAGTTTACCCAACGATATAGATTATGTACCTGTAGATTTGTCTAATATACAAACATACTCTGGCAATCAAACAACTACAAATATACCAGGTTATAGTCAATTGCAAGTAACACCTTCTATTAATAGTTTTCTCAATAGTGCAAATTCTACATTAATAGCTACTCGTATGTATAGACAAGATTTAACAAATGTAAATGATGGTTATATTTGGTTGCCGTCTGTGTTTAATTTGATGGTCGACATCACAGTACAAAATACTGCAACCAGACTGCGTAGTTTTAATCTTGACAGTTTCAGAACAGGTAAATTGATGACACAAGGACGCTGGATATGAGTACTGTAAATTATCAACGCACCAGTCCATATATTTCTACTCCGCAAGTTACTCAATATGTAAACTATCTAGGATTCTGGAACGGTGTATATATAAATCCTCAAAGTACAGATTTATTAGTGCAATTGGATGCACAATATCAATACAGGCCGGATTTGTTATCATATGTACAATATGGTACGACTCAACTTTGGTGGATCTTTATGTTGCGAAATCCAAATGTAATTAAAGATCCAATTTGGGATTTTCTAGCTAATATTACTATATTTGTCCCGCAGAAAGAATCTCTAGCAGGATTGGTCTGATGACATTCAATTTAAACAATATTGCAAATAACGTTGTAAATAAAGTTACCGATGCAATCAAACCATTAAATCCTATTAAAATTGATGCTTCTGCAATCGGCACTTCTATCAGAACTGCAATAGATACCGAATTTTCAAATATACAAAATAACTTAACATCTACATTAAAGGGTATCGCAAATACCAACTTTAATAACTTAATAGCATCTGGTTCTAACGGATTATCAGGATTATCAGGATTATTATCTGGTGCAGCCAACGGCTTTAATACTACAACAAGTTGGGCCTCTAATGGACTTAGTAGTTTAGTAAATGTTAAAACTAATTCATTGAATGACTATGCAAACTATGCATATCATATTAGATTTTTTATGACCAATGATGTACAAGCATATACAGGTATTAATAATTCTAATCCTAATAGTAATGGGTTAAATAAAATTATTATTGCAGAATCTGGTGTAACAGCAGGATTTAACATTATATCGTTAACTGCACAAGCTGCGGGGAATGCCAATGCAAATAAACGTAATATGTGGTCAAATACAAATTATACGCTTGTTATAAATGAGCCGCTAGGTATAACACTACTAGATAAGATGTATTATTCTGCAAAAGAATTAAAAGTTGTTAATCATATTAAATGCCCATATTTTATAGAAATATGGTTCACAGGATATAATGAAGACGGTACAATAGCAGCCAATAACTTATTTTATAGTTTGAACAGAGTTAAAATAATAGAAATTGCTGCTGATAGCAGCCATATAGGAACAACATATACTCTTAACATAATAAACGATTCTGTATGGGCAGAATTTAACTCAGTGTCTACACCACCATCTAACACGTCCATTGATGCAAGTACATTGGGCGAATTTTTTACAAAGTTCGAACAAAAATGGAATAATATGGAATCTAATATAAATCAAGACGGTTTAAAACGAAACAATTATACATTTAAAATACCAAACGAGTGGAAATCGTGGACACTGCGTAATCCAGATGTGTTGAAACAAAACTCACGAAATGCACCAATGTATGCTGAATTACAAGGCGGCAAAACAATTGTCACTATAAACAGGGGGCAAAGTGTTGAAACTGTTGTAGACTTTGTTATATATCTATGTCAAGAAGCTCAAAAATGGATAACAGGTGAGACTTCACCTGCACCCGGTGCTGCTAGCTTAGCTGAACAGGGTATGATAAGATATGTAACTGTTTATCCCAAGGTTGAATTAGATCAAACTAGACTTGTCGACCCTGTAACTAAAGATTATGTGCAAAATATAACATATATGCTTATTCCAACTGAAAGTGTTAAATCTTATACTGACATGGAAACAGTTAAAGCAGTGCAGAATCTTACTACTAAACAAAATAAACTCAACTATCTACTATCTAATAATAGACTTGCTAGAAAATATGAGTATATCTATACAGGTAATAACACAGAAGTTTTAAAATTTGATTTTAATTTACAGAATCTTTGGACTATTAGCCAACCTACATGGATACAAAGTAACAGCTACGACCAATATACTCAAGGTCCTGTTATTGATATTAATAGTGTGGGTGTTCAGCAAGTTAAAGGATTACTAAACAGAACTAAGTTATTGCCAACCGGTGTATTGAATATATTAGATGCTGCATCCAATGTACTTGATAATTTAGCAAGTCCAATTACAACTGCAATAACAACTATAAAATCTGCTGTGGCAGAGGAACAGCAGTTGTTAACTAATCAAATTAATAGCCAAGTAACTAAACTGGCTAATACATTGAATATAACTACCCCGTCAACCAGTGCAGATAAAAGTAATATTGTATTTAATAACACATTGTCTTTGAATTTAAATGCAGGTGATATAACAAAATCAATAATTGCCAAAACAGAAGCTGAATTGTTTTCAAATGTACAAAGTGCTACTAAACTATTGACCGAACGTCAACGTGCATTATCTAATAGATTTGCGGAAGATGCAACACCGCCTACTGCAAATTCTATGTTGCCTGTAACAGGTATGTTCGACTCTAAACCTAGCCAGCAACAAGTTAGACAAAACGCAGATCAAAATAAATTAACATCGGTGGCTGATCCAAATGCATTTGTACCTGGAACAGGATGGGTGGGTGCTATTATTGGAAACCTGTATCAAAATGCTGCATTTTTAAATATAGATCTAACGATCAGGGGAGATCCATGGTGGATACCAATTGGTAATATTTTTCAAGATACACTTGCAGAAGAATTAGTTGGTACTCAACGTTCGACTGGCAATGGAGCGCAGGTAAACAATGCCTCATATCTCGGGGGCGATAACGAAATACTGTTAGAGATTAGGGCAGGTGTACTGATTAACGAAGATACAGGTTTGGCAGTCTCAGATCAAAATGGCGCAGATTTCTTTACAGGTTTATATGTGGTTAATAACATCACAAATATTTTCAATCGTGGCAAATTTACTCAAACTTTGAAATGTTCAAGGGATGTATTGACAGATAGTAAGCCTGGATCTAGTCCTAATACATCGAGAGATAGACAGGATGTTACAACAACTGCTCCAACCGCAGCGTCTGTTGGACCGGGCACAGCCACACCTGGTAGTTTACCGGCTGCACCGAATCCAAATACAGATAATCGTCCTAATAGATAATTTCACAACTATATTGAGTTTAGTGATAAATTTATATAGAAACACATATACTGGGATATTTTAATGCCAATTCCGTCAAGAACTATCACTAGCCCAAAAGCATACACGCTTGCACCCGATGGCCGTGCTACGCAACTTGATAAAATATATGTTGGGTTCATTAAAAGTACAGATGACACACAGCGTATGGGCAGATTGCGAGTATGGATACCAGAAGTAAGTGGTGATCCAAATGACGAAAGTCAATGGTTTACTATGAACTATGCAAGTCCATTTGCAGGTGCTACGAATCCATACAACAATACATCTGGCACAGCTTGGACTGATAGTCAACGTAGTTACGGATTCTGGTTTGTGCCGCCAAATTTGGAAAATGAAGTAATTTGCTGCTTTATAAATGGTGACCCGGGTAGAGGTATTTGGTTTGGTTGCTTGTATCAACAATACATGAACTTCATGGTACCTGGATTGGCAGGTACACCTGAAAGTAATGGTCTACCAGTTTCAGAATATAATAAGTTAGATCCAAATCTCAATACTGTTAACCCAAAGCGTCCTTTATATACACCATTGTCGGATGCACTAAAAATACAAGGTTTGGACAAAGATGACATCCGCGGATTAAGCACTGCAACTGCAAGATCAAACAACCCACCTAACGCAGTATTTGGTATATTGACACCCGGTGGCAGTCAGATGGTATTTGATGATGATCCA